AAACGTAAGAAGACAAGTCATTGAAAAAAACTATGACTGGGGTCTGTATGAATATAAAAAGGCTAACGGTAAATGGTTTACAGACGGCAACGGATCTGTTTTGAATATTGAGTCAATGAAGGGCGACATTGCCCAGATTGCAAAGTTAAAAGATGCTGCAAAGCACTATGGAGATCCTGGTAATGGAAAGTGTATTTTTGTTCCTGGACTTACACGTATTAGTGAAGAAGAATATTCAGAACAAACAGAAAGACTAAAGTCAGGATTAATTCCTTCTATGAATGATTTGGGCGCATGGGATGCAGCACAAAAGACAGTTGATAAATACGGTAAGGGTGCCCTGGAGGAATAATGGAAGAACAAAAGTTTATAACTAAAGCAAGAGTTGATGATTTAGTAGAAACAGAAAATATTTTTAAAGATAGCGATCCATTTACTAAGTCGTGGGATGAAGTAAAAAATTTTTCTGGTCTTGACAATAATTTTAAACGAAGAGTTAGCAGAATAGAAAAGAATTTTGTATCGCCACAATATATGGATTCAGCAAGCGCTCAGCCATCAGGTGTTAATGGCGCTAGGTCAACTCAAATTAATCCAGGTGTCGTATATAGAAATGCTTACGGTATTTTTGATGTTATTACACCTCCGTGGAACTTGTATGAACTTGCAAATTATTATGATACTTCTTTTGCTAATCACTCAGCAATTGATGCCAAAGTTGAAAATATTGTTGGATTAGGATATGACTTTGAAATATCTCCAAGAACAATGCTAAAACTAGAAACTGCTTCTGATGTTGAAGCAGCGGGTCGTGCACGTAAGAGAATTGAACGAGCAAAGATTGAAATGCATGATTGGATAGAAAGTCTAAACGATGATGATAGTTTCACTAATACCATGAAAAAAGTTTATACAGACGTTGAGGCAACAGGAAACGGGTATTTAGAAGTAGGTAGAACAGTTACTGGAGAGATTGGATATCTAGGTCATATTCCATCAACTACAATGCGTATTAGAAGATTAAGAGATGGATTTGTTCAAATTATTGCTAACAAAGTTGTTTACTTTAGAAATTTTGGTGCAACTAATCCAAACCCTGCAACAGATGATAAGAGACCTAATGAGATTATTCATTTTAAAAAATATTCTCCTTTAAATACTTTTTATGGTGTGCCAGATATTATTTCTGCAGTATCATCATTACTTGGAGATCAACTTGCCTCACAATATAACATTGATTATTTTTCAAATAAAGCCGTTCCAAGATATGTTGTTACATTAAAGGGCGCTGAGTTAACTGGAGAGGCAGAAGATAAATTATTTAGATTCTTGCAGACAAGCATTAAGGGACAAAACCATAGAACTCTATATATTCCACTTCCTGCAGATACTGCTGATAAAAAAGTTGAATTTAAAATGGAAGCAGTTGAAAATGCTGTTCAAGAGGGTTCTTTTGAAAGATATAGAAAACAAAATCGTGATGATATTTTAATTGCACATCAAGTACCACTAACAAAACTTGGAGGTTCTGATTCTGCTGCTATCGCTGCTGCTTTGGCACAAGATAGAACATTTAAAGAGCAAGTGGCAAGACCAATGCAGGATCAACTAGAAAAGCAAATCAATAAGATTATTCGTGAAAAAACTGATATTCTTCAGTTTGCATTTAATGAATTAACCCTGACAGATGAAATAGCACAGTCTCAAATTCTTGAGCGATATGTGAAGAATCAGATTATGGTTCCAGACGAAGCAAGAGAAATTTTGGGTATGCCACAAAGACCAGACGGGGATGGTAATCAACCACTTCAGTTAAAGCCACAGGATGCAGCAAATACTAGTGCAGATAGAGAGCGTGACGGGGAAAGAGCAAACAACTCTTCAGACAGTCCAGCAACAGTATCTGGAAGAAATCCAAAAGGTGAAGGCAGATCATCTCAATAATTGAGATACCTTTAAATAATGCCTTATAATATAGTAGTATGAGTATATCTAAGGCCCATTGGGATGCCGATGGAGACAACGTTCGTTTATCAATGCCTTTCAATAAGGTAGATAAGGAAAGACGTACTGTTTCTGGGTTTGCATCATTAGACAACGTTGATAAACAAGATGACATCGTAACGATGGAAGCAAGTCTAAACGCTTTCAAAAAGTTTCGTGGAAACATTAGAGAAATGCATCAACCTTCTGCAGTTGGCAAGATGGTTTCTTTTAAAGAAGATAAATATTTTGATCCAGAAACAAAGAAGATGTATAACGGAGTATATGTTTCTACATATATTTCAAAAGGTGCACAAGATGCATGGGAAAAAGTTTTAGACGGAACTTACACTGGATTTTCTATAGGCGGAAGAATGAATAAATGGGATGACGCTTACGATGAAAAATTGGATAGACAAATTAGAATTATTAAAGATTACGATTTAGTTGAATTGAGTTTAGTTGACTCACCAGCAAATCAATTTGCAAGCATTGTTTCAGTTGAAAAAGTAGATGGTGTGGATGTAGTTAAAAGCGACACAATGTCTACACCAATTGAAAATGTATTTTGGGACAATGAATCTGGAATTGTTATGGTTTCAGAAAATGAAAATGAATTATCACCAATCACAGGAACCTCAATGCAAAACATAGGTTTTGTTGAAAAAACTGATAACGAAAAAACACAAATGATAAAATTCTTAGTTGATAGTGCTAAAGGCATTAGTACATCTAAGATGACTAAGGAGGAAAATCCTATGGCAAAAACAGCAAATAAATCAGACGAAGTATTAGAAACTACAGAGTCTGTTGTTGAAAAAGCAGAGGTTGCTCCAAAGGCAGAAACAGTTGTTGAAACTACTACAGAAGAAGTTACAAAGGCAGAAGAAGTCGTTGTAGCAGAAAATGTAGAAGTTGCTCAAGCACCTGCAGAAGAAGTTGCAAAGGCAGACGAAACTGCTTCAACTGAAAATGTAGCCGAGGCAGCAACTGAAGTATCAAAGTCAGATGATTCTATTGTAGAATCTATTGCTGATATTAAGAATACTATTACATCAGCCTTTAGCGATCTAACCGCTACAGTTAAATCTTTGCAGGCAGAGGTAGAAATGCTTAAGTCTTCAAAGGTAGATATCAATGTAGCAAAAGACTCATTCGAAGCAGTTGCAAAAGATATTGCAAATACAAGAGAAGAGTTTGATAAGTTTGGAAAGAGAGTAGATGCAGTAGAGGCGGATACCGCTTTCCGAAAGTCTGGAGATCTCGGTGAGATAATCCAGGAACAACCAGTAATGGTTGAAAAATCCCTATGGGGCGGTAGTTTCCTCAAAACAGCCGATCTATTTAGATAGAAATCACTTGGAGGTGAAATAAATGTCGGAAGAAATTAAGAAGAATCAACCAGGAGAATCTGGACAACTTGGAGGCACAACTCCAGGATTGTACCAAGGACAAGGTGCATTCGCATCAGGTTCAGAAGCAGGTTCAAACGTACCTGGTAATTACTCAAACGCAGGCGCATTGGCAAACATTCCTAACGCTCTTGCAGGACTAACTGATGGTCCAAACGCAGTAAACCCTTCAGGTGATGCTGGAAGCGGTATCCTACGTCCTGAGCAAGCACGTCGTTTTATTGACTATGTTTGGGATGCTACTGTACTTGCTCAAGATGGTCGCAGAGTGACTATGAGAGCAAACACTATGGAACTTGAAAAAGTTAACGTAGGTGAGCGTGTTATCCGTGCTGCTGCACAAGCACTCGGTGATTACACCAACGCTGGTGCAACATTCACCAAGGTAGAACTTACAACTAAGAAAATTCGCTTAGATTGGGAAGTTTCTGCTGAAGCACTAGAAGACAATATTGAAGGTGGTGCTTTAGAAGATCATATCGTAAGATTGATGACTAACGCATTTGGTAACGACATTGAAGATCTTGCGATCAATGGTACAGGAGACTCTGATGACGGAGCATTCCTTGGAATCATGCAAGGTTTCGTAGGTCGTGTCAAAGAAGCAGGTTCTGGTTCACATGAATCAGTTGTTACTGTTACAGACAACAACTGGACAACACCAGTACTACAAAACATCATCCTAGCAATGCCACGTAAGTATCGTGCACTAAAGAACAACCTAAAGTTCTATGCAGGCACAGATGCTTTCCAAGGTATCGTTAAGAACAACGGTACACTTGCAGATGCAATTGCTGAAGCGTTCACACCACGTCTTGGTGGAACAGAAGCAATGCGTCAATCATACTATGATGGAAACGCACAGACATTCGGAGCAGCACGTACAACTCGTGTTCTTGGAATTGAAGTACAAGAAGTACCTTACTACCCTGCAGGATATGTCGATTTGACATTCCCACAGAACCGTGTATGGGGCTTCCAACGTGACATCACAGTTAACCGTGAATATCGTGCAAAGAAAGACACTGTAGAATATACAGTATTTGTTCGCTTCGGTATCCAATGGGAAGAACTTGATGCAGTTGCTTACGCAGATGCAGCAGCAGACGCATAATCTGTAGTAAACAATTTAGAGGGGGCAGGAGATAAAACTTCTGTCCCCTTTATAACTTATAATGATATAATACAACAAGGAGGAAATATGTCAAATTTAGAAAATGAAGACAATAATTTAGTTGATGACATTTCTGTAGTTGAAGAAAAAGTAGAACAAGAATCAGTCGTAGAAGTAGAGGCACCTGTTGAAGAAGTAAAAGAAGACAACTCTGTAATTACTGCTGAGGTTGCTGGTGAACCAGCACCAGTTCAAGTACTAGGAAATGTTAATGGTGCTATTGGAGCAACTACTGTAGTTCCTGAACCAAAACAACCTGTGGTCAAAAAGGAAAAGAAGAGCGCAAAGAAAGATACAGTTGCTATTCATTCTACCAAGAACGTTACATGGCCAGGCGTTGGCAAGGTTTATGTTGGCTATAATATTGTCGAAAAAGATGAGTCTGAAAAGTGGCTTACAAGATCACACATCAGACTTGCTACACCACAAGAAGTAGCAAAGGAATTCGGTAAGTAAGCAATGGAAGTAATGAGAGTTCCACCTTATCCTCTTACAACTACTTGGACTTTGCCAATAGCAAGTTATGAGTATGTTGTTTATATAGAGGATTTGGTGGATCACTCAGTTGAAGAGATTAATCTTTCTTCAGATGAAAATGGTAAGTTAGTGTATGAACTTCCACTAACAAAAATACAGTTTGATAGAAAGTTTCTTATTCGTTTTTATGACACAGAGCAGGAACATATTTTATATGAAGAAAATTTAGACATTGTTAGACCATACGTAGACCCAGCAAGTCTTGGAACAACTGCATCAGAAATTGCAGAATATAAACAATTAGAATTGGTTGCAAGATCAATTATTGATACAGAGATTACAGACGGTTTTTATAACAGCAAGCATATTGTTCAAAAAGTTGGAGATGGCTCCGACTATATGAGTATTTGGGAAGATGTAAATAAAGTTTTAAAGGTTTATGAAAATAATATTTTAGTATATGATGTTGACAATCCTTCAATAAATCAATACAATTTTGCATTGACATTAGATAATTCTGCAATCATTAAAACAACCACAGATTCTTTTAACAGAGTTGAGCAGGGGGTAATTAATTTAAGACCAGCATACGGAGATTTAGCGCTAGTTGGATCAGCAAGATCTGTTGATTTTCCTAGAGGAGTTGACTATATTTTTGTTCTAGACATAGGGTATAAAACTATTTCGCCAGATATTGAATATGCAACTACATTATTAATTGAAGATTTGAAGTGTGGAAAACTTGATTATTACAAGCGATATGTTGAATCATACAACACAGATCAGTTTAAGTTACAATTTAATAAAGGATTATTCGATGGTACTGGAAACCTTATAGTAGATAAAATTCTTGCAAAATATAAAGTGAATATTCCAAAACCAGGGGCAATTTAATGATATGCGAAAAAACAGACTTTATTTACCCAATGCTGGCAGATATATATTATCCAATTATTACACAAAGCCAGAATGGTCAAGTCAAAAAACAGTGGATATTAGATAGAACAATTGCATGTAATGCTTCACCTTTAGGTGGAATTCGTGGTGCAGACGAAATTAATCCAAAAGCATTTATTGAGCACTCTGGTGAACTAGTTGCACGATCTAAAACAGATTTAAGAATTTCATCTAAAGACACATCTAATGCAATAACAAATATCTTAATTACAAATATTAGAGATGCACACAATAATCCTATTTATATTGAAACTGCAGGAGTAAGATCTGGTAAGGCTACAATGTATGAAGTAGCAGGTCTAGAACCAATTGTTGGACCTTTTGGACCCATAGAATATTACAAAATGTTATGGAAGAGAACAGACAATCAGGCGGTAGACAATTGATTAATGTAAGGTTTGATATTAATAAATTTAATAAACAAATGTCTAATTTGATAGATTACTCTGTTGGTTTTATGGACGGGGCAAAAGAGGGTAAAAAGTTTTTATTAGACAGTTTAGGTAAGGGAACAATTGCAGCACTATATAAATATATAGATTCAAGTGCTCGTTCAAATCCAAGATCATTGCAACATGTATATGAATGGTATCAATCTGGAAGTAAGTCTGGAAGATTGTTTATTTTTGATCATAAAGTAACATCTTCAGGTTTGTCAATTAATGCAACATTTAGTCAATCTCGTTCTATCAAAAATGGCTCATCAGAACCGTTTTATAATAAAGCAAAGATTATGGAAAACGGGATTCCAGTAGTAATCAAGCCAAAGAAAAGCGAAGTGCTTGTATTTGAAGATGATGGAGAAACCATATTTACAAAAAAGACAATTGTCAATACTCAGCCTGGTGGACCAGAAGCAAAAGGTTCTTTTGAAAAAGTCTTTGATGAATTTATGAAAATATATTTTACCCAATCATTTTTGACTGCAACAGGATTGTATGCTTATCTTGAAAACCCAGTAGTGTACAAACAAAATTTAAAGAGTGGTATAGTTGGTGGAAGATCTGCAGGAAAGCAAACTGGTCTGCAATGGATGGCCAATGCAAAGGTGGAGGTAGCATAGAATTATGAAAGCATCAGCAGGAGCACTTCCACATATTTGGTTAAATCATTTTGTTGCTCAGGAACTAAGTAAGTATGAAGATTGTGGCGTAACTTTGTCAAATATAGGAAATGTTATACCATTTTTCCCTGCTGCCCCTACAAACATTGAACAGGTTTATCAAGATTTATTAATAAATACAGGGGATCAAAATCCACTTTTAGTTTCATATGACAGAATGTTAAGGTTTAGACCAAGCCCATTTTATGTTCATAAAAGAGAACAACTAATGTATTATTTATATAATGGCAATGTCGATGTTTTGTTTAATGCTGGCAGTATACTGTCTCAATTGCTAGATAGAGAAGATGTTGCAGCACAGGAAATCAATAAATGGATGAACGAAAAGCAAGCATCTGATAACCCAATTCGTGATTTTTCAACAAATGAGCCTCTCGATTTAAATATATTTTTTAGAAATATGAAGGTTTATCAGGCAGACGAGGGCAGAGACTTACTTGAACTAGGTACAGTAAAAACTGTATATACCAATAAATATGTTATAGAGTATGACTATCATATAAAGACTGCCATGATTGACAATCCAGACTATGATCCAAATTTACCAGAATCAACAAAGAATAAACCACTAATTCCAGATCCAAGCGGTTTATATACATAATAAAAAGGCTGTATAATTAGACTTGAGGAAACAAAGGCTAACCCCATATACGAACCAAAAAAAAGAGGTG